GGTGTGGGCGGTCATGCCGTACAGCGACGCCATCACACGCTTGACTGCCTTCTCGGTAGTGCGCCATGCACCACGTTCGGCACTCGTGAGGTCAGGGTCAACAGCATTGGCCTTGCACTCGGCACGGTAGTCGAACAGATAGGTGATGACTTGAGGTAACAACCCCTTCTTGGTTTGGTCCCAATAGGTACCGTTGTCCATACGCTTGATGCCGGGACCGGGGGCGTGACGCTTGGTCTCATACGACAGGTTGTTGCCGAGAATAAGCGACGGGTATAGACCCTTGAAGTCAAAGATGCCCACACCTTGATGTCGTCCTCTGACAAACTCAAGCCCAACTTCAGCACCCTTCAGTTCACCATGCTCGCTCTTTACACGAGATGGTGCCTTCTTCGATGTACGACGCGATAGTAGTCCGCGCCCGAAGTGGCTGACGTTGCATGCACTCTCAAGGGTAACACCACACAGGCGAACCATTTCCACGAAGAAGTCGGTCACGTTCTGCGAGCGGTCAATCTCCTTGAGTAGCACGGCGTCAAGCAAACAGTAGTCTACAAACTCAGGCCAATACTCACGCCATCCGTTGTGAACATCCATGCCCTCAATCTCTTCCGTGAGTTTAGAGCCAAGGCCCAGCATTTCTGCAATGTCATTCAGTTTGCGAGAGGGTAGTTGACCCTTACCGCTGTCCTTCCATACACGCTCAAAGCCTGAACCTGAAGCAGCGGGTGCCGCAGTGTCAAAGCACCATCGACCCACGATAGGTTGCACCGTGTAGTTGGTCATGCCGTTGCGCTGAACGTAGTGTGTATCTCCCTTCTTTGGTCGGCGCACGACCCCAACAGGGGACAGGCGTTCCGGTTTCGGGAAGCGAGTTATCATGTGAGGCAGGTCGAAGAATGCACCACCGTGAGCGATGAGCATGTCAGGGTCACCCTTCTGCATGAAGCGGATGATTGCCTCTTGCATAGCCACCTCGTTAGAGAATAAGTGCAAATGATATTCAATGCCACGAACCTCTCTCGTGATGTAGGGTTTGGTCCCTTCACTAAGCGCGCCCTCCCAATTGGTTGAGCCGGTATTGTTGTCAGTGTATGGGCAGTTGGTTGTCTCGTCTGCCCACGCATACACCTGTGGTGTGTCCAGCGTGTTGCCGACGATTGCAAACACAGTTGTCGCGCCGGTCGTTGTGTCACACTCAATGTCATACCACCACTTGCGCGGTGTCCACTTCGGCATCTCGTGATGATTGTCGATAAGGTAACGGTCAGGGAAGCGAACGTCCGCCTCCCATGAGCGGTCGAACATCCCCTTCATGTCGTAGCAATCCTTCGGTGTGTGGGTCTCCATCTTCCGCAGGTTCTCACCGTGCAAGCCCTTCGCCTTCTCGTCTGTGAGTTTGCTACCGGGGTAACGCTTCAGTGCGTTGCGCACTTGCCAATCAGGCGCGTCTTCGGAAATCCAAAAGTAAGGCTTGAATCCGCTGTCGATGTGTTCGATAAGCATGCCGTCCTCGTTACGGTATCGTGTATAGACGTGAGGCTTCTCACTGCCGCCGGGATAGAATTGGTCAACAATCATTTCTCACACGCCCCTTCATTGGCGTAGCGTTGCTTCATCTCGTGCATTTGAATAGCATGAATGCGGACAAATGTCCGACCCATCTGCTCGGCGGCTTCGCCTGTGAGTCCGAGTCGTGCCGGTGTTACCTTCAGACTGTTACACCAATCACAACAACGGTCAGCCGTTTTGCCAAACGGCGCAGGGTTGTTACCCATGTAGCCACCGTTGGGGAACATCTCATGCTCAATCGGTAAGTGGCACAGGCAACAGGTCAGTATCTCTTGTTGTTCTTCGTCAGACATTCAACCACCCCTGTTTACCCATGCTCGATAGTCGGCTTGCTCTTTTGCTGACGCAGCACAGATGTCACACATATCGTATTCATCAAGTTCCTCTGACTCATTCTCACAGCACACACATTCGTCACTCATTTACTCGCCCCCCTGTGGGATAAGCACGAGCAGTGATTCCTTCTCGACGTGATTGAGAACCATGACGCTACCAGCACCGGTGTAGAATTCACACGGTCCTTGTGGCAACCCGTTGATGAGCAGTGAGAACCACGGCCCGAACAGATTCGTTGTGTCAGTTGGTGGGCAGTCGGTGTCCATCAGGTCAAGCGTGATGCTCATGCTTGACGACCCCTTCTTGCCTCCTTCGATAATGAGCGCGCCATCCTTGAACGTGGTACGGTAACCGGTGTCCTTGCCAACCACGTTACCCATCCGTGAGACAGGCACAAGGTCAACAGTGTCCGCCAATCGACCGTAGCAGTTGAGTGATTCACCAGCCCACATCTTCCAATCGTTGTTGGTCGCTTCGGTCACCATACCGAGAACATGCGTCAGGTTCTTCGCACTGCGAGGCTGACCGCTTGAGGGCAACGAGGTTGTGATGTTGCCGCACGACAGGTGTAGTGGTTGCGATGTCTTCTGCTTCAACTCAATCACGTTACCGTCACAGGCTCGCAAGAACGAGACAACTGATGTGATGTCGTCAATGAAAATTACACCCGAGTCTTCAATCGTCGCACTGATACGTTGAGTGAAGAAGTGGGTCGGCATTGCGACCGCACCAATCAGACTGAAGTCACGAGCGGTGAGCATGAGGTCATGCACGTTGTGCCCGAACGACTGAATGAATTTGCGGAATTCATCTTTGTCTACAGTCAGGTGTGTCATTCTTCACCATCTCCGGTCTTCGGTGATGTCCACGGCACGCCAAGTATTTCATGCACCTTAGCACGCTCGGCGCGTGTTTGTACGCGGCGAACGTATGTCTCCCATGTGCATTCGTCGACACTACAAATGAGTTGTTGATTGTGGCCTGTTCTGTGACCTGTGATTATCGTACCCACGCCACCACATTCAGGGCAACATAAGTCACTCGTCATTTGACTCACCCTGCTCTTTGAGGCTTTCTTGTATCACGATGTCCCATGCGTCTTCCATTTCCTTGCGGGCAAAGAATTTGTGATGAGGTTCCAAGATTAACAGTGACATAGAGAAGCCTGCCTGATGTGGACTCAACCCCTCAAGTTGCGTGCGAAGCCAGCACACAAGGTTACGCAGTCGTGCGTTCTCAAGGTGCAGGTGGTTGCATTCTTGGATGAGGTCTTTGACTTGGTATGATTCGGGTTTGTATGCGCCGGATGAAGGAGCGGGGGTTTCCCCCTCACTCACAACATCCCCTCCGATAGTTCAGGCAATCCGTGGAATACACCGGGCGCATTCGGCTGCGTCTTACCGACGAGACGACGCTGACCTTGCAGGTCAAGGCTCATCTTGCTCTTGTTGAAGGTGGCCCAATAATTCACGACGCCTGTCTTAGCACCACTGTCATCACGCTCTTCCTCCTTCGTGTAGTGAATGATTTGGTTCACCATGTTGAGCAGGTTCTTCTCACACGACGGTGTCGTCTGAAGCGTTTCCTTGTTGTTCTCATAGACAACCTTCTCGTGTGTCTCCAAGTAAATTTTCACACCGAGTTGCATGAGCGCACGACAAATCGCAGTCAGTTGGTGATAGCGAATCGAGCGAATCTGCCAATTCCAGCGGTTGCCCACGAGTTGCTGTGGGTTCACCGCAGCAGCGATGCCGTCAGATGCAGCGTCAAGGTCGACAATCTTCATGCAAGTTGTGCATACTTCGTTCCACATGTCAAGACCTGTAACAACAAACCACGACAGGCGAGGTCCTTGGTAGTCAGGAGCCTGTTGCTTGCGTGCCCACTCAATCGCAGTGCGACCGATGTCCATGACTCGCTCGTGTGTAGCAGGGAAGTCTGTTGATGTTCGCCCTTCATCAGCAATCACTGTTGGGTTCAAGCAACGGATGTTCTGCAACTTGTCACGGTGATGTGCTGAGCGACACGCTGCTGCCCCACCATCAAAATCAATGGCGAGTACACATCGGTTGTTCTTGACATCTTCGGCAGTGAGCGCGTGTAGTACGCACCCTGTCTTCATGGTTCCTTCAGCGCCCCATGCGAGGATGAATGTGTGGTTGTGGTTGGTATCAGAACCAGCCGCCTCAAACTCTTCCCACATGCTTGTCGCCTTTGCAGGGTCAATGGTGGTCACATCACCCGTGACAACATTAGCCGCTGTCACGGATGGTGCTTCCTCCTCAACTTCTTGCGCTTCTGCTTCAGCCTTCATTGCAGCGAACCCACTCATTGCGAGCCACCACCGAATTGTGCTGAACCTGTGTCGCCACCTTCACCCGCCGGAACGACGAGTTTGGGTACAGCGTAAACACCAAGCGCATTGATGCGAGGCACGCGGTCGATTTCGTTGCCGCTGTCATCCTTGATTGGTCGAGTACCAAGTCGGCCAAAGATAAACACAGTTGACTTGTTGGCGTATGGCAACCAACGCATGCCGCCCGTGTCAAGATACTCAAGTGCGTGGTTCTGCTGAACAAGATGTCCGTGCATCACACATGATACTTCACGACGTGGGCCGTCAGGATGTTCGCGCTGCAAGTTGAATGATGTAATGCTCATCGGGTAACGCTTACCTGTTGGGTCATCACCAAAGGTGTCGTCCCATCCTTCACGATTCACATACGATACCTTACCCTTGACGAGTACAAGCGGGCCAATGGCATTTGGAATGCCGGGCACCATCTTCGATTGCGAGGCATATACTTCCTCAAGTGACGCGAGGTCCGCGAAGAGATTGTGTTGCGGCCACATGCGTTCAGGCGCAAGATAGGCTCGGTCTTCTTCACTGACGAAATCATCCACATATCGCATAGTTGCTTGGAAATTGTTCGCCGCAGTCAACCAATTGATGTCGGGCTTCTGTTCGCCTTCTTTGTATTCTCGTGGTGGTCGCACCTTGATACGGACAGGCGCACCAATGATGACCGGGAATGACGGTGGCCCGTCAGGGTCACCCACGCGCACAGCCCACAACTCAATGTTGTTGTTGTACTCCGCTTCTGAATTGCCCAAGAAGTAGTAGGTTCGGTTCCACATGCTCGGTCGAATGGGTTTACCATACGACGACCACTCGGTGTTTGTCTGTAGCATGGCGAAGTTTAGGTCACCATCACGAACAAGCCACCACGGGTCTTCTCCTTCCGCGCTGTCCTCGGTCGCCTTCACACCATCCTTGCCTTCCAGCATCCACAAACCATCTTGCACAAACGCTCGTGCAACGATACCACTGCTGATTGCTTGTCCAATATCTTGTCGTGCCGCCTGAATAGCGGAGGTTCGGTCACCCGCACGCTTGTCGGCCACCTTCTTGTCAACGCCGACAAAGCAACCCACGAAGTCTACGGTCTGTGCGCCGCTTGTGCGACGTGCCGCTTGAATCGCGAATGTTTCTGCCGAATCGATAAGGTAGTCCTCGTCTTCATTCATCGGGTCATCGATGCCCAGCGTACCCAACAGGTAATCTGTGAATTCAGCCTTCGCCTCATCCAATGTTTTCCCGTTGGCTTCTGCCCACCAATTTAGTCTCTCTATGACCCCGTCGGGCCAAGTTCCATCGTTGTCGTTGTTCTCGTTTTGCACTTCAAACACTCTCCATTTTTTGTGTTCCGCCACGGGCGGACTCCAATGACGCCACGAAGTAGTCGATAAACCCTTCCGAGTCTAACGGCCACAACGAAGCCTTCATCACGAAGTCTCCCCATGTCACGGAATATGATGTGAAGTCCTCGGCGTCTAAACCAAGGGTGCGAACGTGTCGATGGAGGCTGCGAAGCATGCCAATGTTGGACATGCCCTTATCAGCCATCGCTTTCATCTCCGTTCGCAAGGATAGATAGTCTCCACCAGCCAATGACAATGCAGGTTGTGCGCTTACACGCGACATACCCACAAGGCGTTCATGCAAAGCATGTTCCATTTTGGCTGTAGATTGTAGAATATCAAGCGCCTGTCGTAGGTCACCATGTGTTGCAGCATGAAGCAGGTCGTATGATTCAAGCCATTCCACGGGGACGTTTTCGTTTTCTGTCATACGATACATTAGCACGGCAAAGTCTTCTTCGGCATAGGGCGCGAAGTTGTAAACCATACAGCGCGACTGTAGTGCTTTTGACACCGCACTGATGTCGTTCACTGCGAGGATGAAAGTGGTGTGGTGACTGTGTTCTTCCATCAGTCGCTTAAGTGCATCTTGTGCAGGCTTGGTCAGACCATCAGCCTCGTCAAGAAAGATGACTTTGCGATTCGCCGGACTCATCGGCATGATGCTTGCCACCTGTTTGATTGTCGTTCGGACAAAGTCAATGCCTCGGTCATCCGATGCGTTGTTCTCGTAGAAGTTAGAATGCCGTGAGGCATTGTTGTTCATCTCGTTCCCCACGATGTTCGCCGCTGTCGTTTTACCTGTCCCCGGTGGTCCGGCGAACAGTAACCCAGCAGGCCATGTATCGGAAGCAACCCATGAAGCAATGTCCCGCTTCAATGTCGCAAGGCCGATGAGGTCCTCGATTTTCTCCGGTCGATGTTTTTCTCTCCACGGCACACCGTGGTTCTCTCCGTTGGTTTGTTGATTGGTCAACATAAACGCCGTATTGGAATAGTTGGTTTAAATACCCTCCACTGTAAACGGGGTACTGAACCATATCGGTTGTTGGTATTATTGGTATTCTTGTTTCTAATCAGGTCTCTTGAATAGTATTCTAATCAACTGATAAGACATCAGAAAACCGAGAAAGCCGAGAACAATTCCTCATGGGTCAAACCCCGTAGGGGTTTGTTCAGTGATTTTGTCAGTCTATCCATGTTCTGAATATCCTTGACCAATTCTCGCACCGGGGACAGCAGCCGAATCAGTCGTCTCAATTCATCTCGGTCACTGATGATACGATGGTTGATACCATGACCCACAAGCCATGCTTGCAGGTCAGGCTCAGCACGAGGTGTGACTGTAGCGC